ATGGGCCAGCCATTGCAGGTGTCGCAGAGAGAGTGGACAGTGTGGCAAGTGCAATAAATGATTTCATTTTGTTTAGTTTGTTGTATTGTTGTTCGCTACTTTGTCTTCGTGTATTTGATGCCACGATAGCAATAAGTGACAGTCATAAGGTTCTCCTATGATGTGAGCCCCGTTCCCTGCTCACACGTCATGCGTCAGAGCATAGCTCCGATGAACGGACGTTGTCGTAGTAGTCATGCTTAGTGACGTGAACGCCCTCGATAAATGCAGCCACGAGTAGCAGCATGATTGCAATTATCCAGGGCTCTGTGAATCGTTTCACTTCTTAGGGGGTCTCCCCTTCTTTGTTCCGTAAGTTCCTTTTCCTTTGGGCATAATTTTTACCATAAAATATCGTAAGCAAACCCATCAGTCATAGATACCATCAGTAGTGTCTGCATGATACCTATAAGAACTGATAGGAATCCAGCTAACATCAGGCCTATACCTAATGCTCTTAGGTTATCCATTTAATTTAGTCGTGTTACCGTTACGTCAGCAACGCCGGCGGAGGCCATGCCAATTCGCTTAGCAGTACCATAAGACAAATCAAGATCCCGACCTTCAATGAAAGGTCCACGGTCCGTAATAGTGACAGTCTCGCACGTCTCGTA